ACTGCGGCAACTGTGCAAGTGACCACCCCAAAGGATTGCCCCATGACTCGACCCACCGAAACCGACCCGGCCCGCATCAAGCGCCTTGCTGAAAAGCTCGCGACGATGGCCTTTGCCATGGAATCCGGAGGAGGCGAAGCCGCCACGCTGTTTCTCGCCGCAGAAACGCTCGACGCGCTCGACGGCGCCCTGCGCAAAGAGCGCGAGACATCGATGTGGCTCGACTCCGCCATGCACGATATCGCTGTCCTGCTCGGCGGTGGACAAGTCAGCCCCTACGAGCGCACCGACGACCCGATTGCCTTGGCGCGCAGCAAAGCGGGGTATGCTGGCCTGGCGGTTGATGGAGTAACGTTACGGAAGGAGAAATGATGGCGACACGATGCGACACCCTCAAGCGGATTGCTCGGCAAGGAATGAGCGTGCGAGACTACCTCGCCATCCCGGGCTACGTCTCGACGGGAGACTGCGGCATGGCGCAGCGATGCGGAGAAAGGAATCCGGAAGCTGTCGAGCGAGCAAGACGGTCTCGTGCAATAGCCGCCGCCGATCACGCGCGGATGCTCGACCGCCTACAACTGGCGCGCCAAGCCGTCTGCGGCGCGCATGACCTGGACACCCTGCGGGCCGCGCTGAATCGCTTCAACACTGGCGGAGACGACGATCTGTCTCTCCACATTCGGCACATGCTGAAAATGGTCGACCTGACGACATAGCCAGACCACAGCGAAATTTTGGGCTATGCGTTGATGAGGAAACGGAACAGCAAATGAGCGGAAAAAGCTGCGTAGGGTGCAAATTTTTGTACACGGTTGGAACAGGGTACAGCAATTGGACACACCTGGACGACGAGGTGAACTGTGCAAAGGACAGAAACCAAAACTTGCCGGCGGATGAGCCGGATGATTGGGACGAAGCCAATGATAACTGGCCAATGACAAAAAATGCGCGATGTGAGCTTTACAGCCCTGGGGTAAAAGTGGCGCTTGATGTCGACGGCGTCGATGGTCCGGCTGATCAAACATGCGACGAAGAAGCCATCATAGCTATTTGTGCACATAGCGGAAGAGAACCGCATGGAGATGCATAACGAACGCCTAGCTAACCGGCTGGCGCGGCATTTTGCGCCAGTCCGGTTGAGCGACGTGTTAGCAGTTTTTTGGAGAGAGAAATGGACTACGTGATTTCAGCAAGCTACGGCAACGACAGCATGGCAATGGTGCGGTGGGCCTACGAGCAGGGATTGAAGAATGTTGTCGTGGCCTACTGCGACACAGGGTGGGCCTCGCCTGGATGGTGGCAAAAAGTCGGCGCTGGCGAGACGGCGGCAAAGGCGATGGGGTTTGAAGTTGTGCAGTTGAAAAGCATGGGCATGGCTGAACTGGTGAGGATGAAGCGCGGGTTCCCCGGCAATGGCAAGCAGCAGTTTTGCACCATGCACCTAAAAGGCGTGCCGTTCCTGCAATGGCTGGACGAGGCTGACCCAGAATGCAAGGCCGTGGTGATGGTGGGCAAGCGCCGCGAGGAAAGCGAAGCGAGGAAGGACACGCCGGAATTTGTGAAGGACTCGGAATACCACGGCGGGCGCACGCTCTGGCACCCGCTGTACCTGCACACCGAAGCCGAGCGCGATGCACTGCTGCAACGGGCCGGGATTGAGAAACTGCCGCACCGAAGCAAGGAATGCAGCCCTTGCGTGAATGCGAACCGTGGCGACTTCCTTCGGCTGACGCCCGGAGAGGTTGAGCGGGTGAATGATTTGGAGGTAGAGATTGCGCGCCCGATGTTCCGCGCCAAGCGGTTCGGCGCTCTCGGGATTCACGGCGTAATGACGTGGGCCAAGGATGGCCGCGACCGTCCAAGTTTTGAAGAGGAAGAGGAATCCTGCTCCGGGTTGTTCGGGTGCGGGACATGACTGCTAACAAGCAAGTGGTGAGCGCACGCCAGCCGCGTAGCGAAATTTCTTGCCTATTCTCGCCGCCCTGGGTCAGCCACCATGCTGACCCATGACCCTGGCCATTCCCGACACCGAGCCGCTTTCGATCCGCGCCGGAGACTCCCTTACCTGGTCGCGCTCGCTCCCCGAGTATTCCGCCGCTGACGGCTGGACGCTCAAATACCGCATTCTCTGGACGACGGGCAGCAGCCCGGTCAGCTTCTCCGCCGCCGGCGTCGGCACACAGCACACGGTCACCCTCGCCGCCGTAACCACGGCCGCGTGGGCCGCCGGACGCGCGACCCTGTTTGTCTACGTCGAGCGCACCGTGGGCCCGGACACCGAGCGCGTTTCGCTCGAAACCAAGACGCTCGACATCGCGGCCAACCTCGCCACCGCGACCACCTTCGACGGCCGCAGCGCCAACGTCAAGGCGCTCGATGACCTACGCGCCGCGCTGGCCAGCTACTGCACCGCCGGCCATGGCCCCGTTGCCGAGTACCAGATCGGCGACCGCCGAATGAAATTTCGCAGCACCACCGAAATCGCCGACCTGATCGCGTACTACGAGCGCGAGGTGGCGCGCGAGCGTGGCGTTGCCGGCCGCGTGTTCTACCGCGGCTGACCGGGAGCAGATCACCGTGCGCCTTCTCGACCTACTCGCCAAGCCATTCCGCCGCGCTCCGCGCGAAACCGCTGCCGATCGCGCAGCGTGGCTGGATTCCGCCGTGCGGGGAATGGCCGCGCAAGCGCACCACGCGCAGCTCGCGCAATTGCGCACCGCCTCGCGCAGCTTCGAAGCTGGCGAGACGCCGGCATGGGTGTCGTCGTGGGCCACCACCGCCGCCGGCATCAACGAAGACCTGCACAACCAACTGCCGACGCTGCGCGCCCGCTCGCGCAACCTCGCGCGCAACAATGAGTGGGTCAAGCGTTACCGAATCCAACTGGTCGACAACGTCCTCGGCGCCGCCGGAATCCGCCTGCAGATGCGCCTGCGCCAAGCCACGCGCAATCGCCAGGCCACCACCGGCACGGCTCCGCTCGATAGCACCGCCAATGCGCTGCTCGAATCCACCTGGGCCGCATGGGGCAAGCGCGGCAATTGCGACGTCTCCGGCAAGCTCTGCTGGAAGGAGATCGAGACGCTGATGCTGTGGACGCTCGCGTCCGACGGCGAAATCCTCTACCGCTACCGCCCCGGCGCCGGGCCCTTCCGGATCCAGATTCAAATCCTCGACCCGACGCTGCTCGACGTGACGATTCGCCGCGAGTACCAGGGGCGACGCGTGCGCATGGGCGTCGAGATCGACGACGACGGCAAGCCCGTGGCCTACTGGCTGCGCGCGGCCAAAGCGGGCGATCTGGCCAGCGACTCCAGCACCGTCGGCTCGCACGTGCGCATTCCCGCCGCGCAAATCCGCCACCGCTTCCTCGTCGAGGAAGTCGACCAGATTCGCGGCGGGCCGCCGCTCGCCATCGGCGCCCGCCGGCTGCACATGCTGCACGACTTCGAGGACGCGGCCGCCGTCGCCTGCTCAAACAGCGCCAAGCGCCTGGGCTTTTTCGTCAGCCCGAGCGGTGACGCGCCACCGGGCTTTGCCGACCAAATCGTTTCCAGCGTGCTCGATGCCGCCAGCGCCGCCGGCAAGGTGCTCACGCCGGACGAGATCCAGCAGATCACCGCCTCCGCAGAAAAATACACCACCACCGTCCCCGGCACCTTCGACAGCCTGCCGAATGGTTACGATTTCCGGCAGTACGACTCGCCCTGGCCGAACATCGATTCTGGCGAGTACGTCAAGAGCCAGGTCCGCGGCTGGTCGGCCGCACAAGGCGCGTCATACGTCTCAATTGGCAACGACCTCGCCGACGTGAATTACTCCTCGGCGCGCGTCGGCATCCTCGACGAGCGCGAGCACTACAAGGAGCTGCAAGCCCGCCTGATCTCCTGGCTGCACGAAGACGTATTCGAGCAGGTGCTTCCCTACCTCGCTGCCTCGACTCCCGGCCTGCAAGTCTCGCGCTTGCCCGACTACCTCGCCGCCGCCACCTGGCAGGCGCGCCGCTGGCAGGGTATCGACCCGGTCAAGGAAGCGAGCGCCGACGAGAAGAACCTGCAGAACGGCTTGACATCGCGCTCGCGGATCATCATGTCGCGCGGCGAAGACCCCGACGAGATTGCCGCCGAGCGCATCGCCGATGTCGCGCTGTTCGGGCCGCTGCCGACGCCGAGCGCCGCCGCTCCGGATGCTGGCGCGCCAGACCCGGATGGCGACGCCGCAGACGACAGCGGAACCGACAAAAAGCCGCGGCGAAATTTCTTGCCTATTTCCAAGTTGCGACCCGTTTGACAATTCGACCATGACGACTAACACCGCCAACGCTCCTGCTTCTGCTTCTGCCGTCTGTCTTTCTCCAGCCACGGCCAACCAGCCGGCGCGCTCGCGAATCGATGGCGTGCTGCATCGGCGCATGCCGGCTACGCTCACCGTGCGAGACATTGCCGACCGCGCTGTCGCCGATCAGCGGCTTTATCTCACTCTATCGGTCTCGTCGGAAACCCCCTACCTGCGCGCCGACGGCTGGGACCAGCCATGGGTCGAGGTGCTCGGGCACAAGCCGGACGAGGTTGACCTGTCGCGCCTCAACGGCGGGGCGCCCATCCTCGCCAATCACGACCGATCCACCGCCGTTGGCAATACCCCGCTGGCCGGGCTCGGAGCCGCCGACAGGGCGTGGATCGAGGGCGGCAGGGTATATGCCGACATCACGGTCAGCGGCCGCGCCGCATTGGCAGACCTTCGGCAAGACATCGTCGACGGGCTCGTGCGGAATGTGTCTGTCGCCTACGTGATTGATGATCGCGTGGTCACCAAAAGCGGAGGAGGTCGCGAGCCCGACGAGTACCGGGTTACGCGCTGGGTTCCGCACGAAATTTCCCTTGTCGATATCCCCGCCGACGCGACGATTGGAATCGGCCGCGCCGCCGCAGCCGGAGCCGATCACTACCGAATCATCGCACTTGATACCACCACGCCCGCCGAGGGCGCCACCACCAGGAGCCACACCATGGACCAAGCCACCGCCCCGGCGACCGAACCCGCCGTTACCCGCAGCACCAGCAAGCAGCCCGACGGCATCGAACTCGAGCGCGCCCGCGTCCGCGAGATTACCGCCGTAGGCCGGCAATGGAACCTGCCCGAACTGGCCGAAAAGGCGATCGACAGCGGCATGGACGCCGACGTGTTCGCCACCAAGGTACTCGCGCACCTCAAGGACACCGGCACGCTGCGCACCGCCGAAAGCCCGGAGATCGGCCTGAGCACGAAAGAAGCGGAATCGTTTTCGTTCTGCCGCGCCATCCTCGCCGCCAGCGACCCGCACCACGCCGCGACGCTCGCCCCGTTCGAAATGGAGTGCTCGCGCGCCGCGCAGGACAAGCGCGGGGATTCGCGCGACAAGATCCGGGAGAGCGCGCTGACCATCCCGGCTGACGTTCTCCTGCGCGGCATCCAACTCAACGCCGCCGCGGCGCGCAGTGCTCAGTCGCTCCTGCTGCAGCGCGCCAAGCACGGCATCGCCAACCGCGGCCACTTGATCGGCCAGCGCGATTTGACGGTCGGTTCAGCCACCGCCGGCGGCAACACCGTCGCCACCGAAGTGCTCGGCTCGGATTTCATCTCGTTGCTGCGCAATGCGATGGTCCTCGAGCGGCTCGGCTGCACCTTCCTGACCGGCCTGAATGGCAATATCGCCATCCCGAGCCACACCGCCGCAACGACCGGCTACTGGGTGGCCGAAAACGCCGCGCCGACCGAATCGGCGCCCACCGTCGGCCAGGTGACCGGCTCGCCGAAGACCGTCGGCGCCTTCGTCGACTACTCGCGCCGCCTGCTGATCCAGAGCTCGATCGACGTCGAGGCCTTCGTCCGCGCCGACCTCGCCGCCGTTATCGGCCTCATGATCCAGCTCGGCGCCTTCAACGGGGCCGGCGCCTCGAACGAGCCGACCGGGCTGCTCAATACGTCGGGCATCGGATCGGTGGCGGGCGGCACGGACGGACTCGCCCCGACCTACGCGCACATGGTCGGCCTCGAAACCGCCGTCGCCAACGCCAACGGAGACGTCGGCAATCTGGCCTACGTGACCAATACCAAGGTCCGCGGCAAGCTGCGCCAAACGCAGGTTTTCAGCGGCACCGACGGCAAGGCCGTGTGGACGTCGCAACCCGGTTCGCAGGGCGTCGGCGACGTGCTCGGCTACGACGCGTTCTGCAGCAACTCCGTGCCGTCCAACCTCGTCAAGGGCTCCTCGGGCGCGGTCTGCTCGGCGATCATGTTCGGCAACTGGATCGACCTGATCATCTTCATGTGGGGCGGCCTCGACATCATGTTGGACCCCTACACGGGCAGCAGCGCCGGCACCAAGCGTGTCGTCGCCCTGCAGGACGTCGACGTCGGCGTGCGCCATACGGGCAGCTTCGCGGCGATGAAGGATGCGCTGACCACGTAAGACTCGCCGATCGACTCCCCTGGCGCCGACGCACCAACGCGCGGCGCCAGCTGCAACCCCAAGGAACCAAAATGCCGAAGATCCTCATCATCGAACCCACCCTCATCAACCACGGCGACGACCGTGGCGGTCAGCATGCCGACATCGGCATCACCGAAGCGCCGAAAGACGCGGCACGCGCCGTCGTGCTCGCCGGCAAGGCGCTGTATGTGAGCCGCGCCGACGACCCGAGCAAGAGCGGAACGCATACCGCGACGGCGGAAGAAGTGAAGGCCGCGCAGGCGGCCGCCAAGGCCGCGACGGCCGACGCGTAATAACGCCACGCCAACACCACAAACAGACGCCCAGGAAAAAGCCATGACGATTCGACTGCTGTCTGCCGTGCTGATTGCCGGAGTCCATTACTCAGTCAACGGCAATACCCTGTCGCTCGCGCCATCTCTCGAGGCCGATCTGGTGGAGCAAGGAAAGGCGGTATACGTGCAGCCGCCAGCGCTGCGGACAAAGCTTGTCGACCATGCTGACGATCATGCTGCAATGGCGCTCCCACAAACGGTGTCGACCGGATCACGCGACACGGATACGGCGCTGGCCGCCACCGTTCTCGCCCCGTTCACCGTTCACGTGCCGACGAAGTTGAACCGGGTCGCGGGTTATGTGGGGACGACACAAGCGGCGAAACTGATGGAAATCGCTATCCTGGACGAGGCAAGGACCATTTTGACAACGACAGGGAAGCGAGAAGTTCCCCTAGCGGGGCCGTTCGAGTTCGCGCATCCTGAGATCACGCTTCCCCCCGGCCGCTATTTCTACGCCATGTCGTGCAACGGCACAACCGCAACGTTTGGCTACGTCTATGCGCTTGGCGGGTGGACGGCAACGCTCGCGCTGCCAATTGTTTCCGCGCTTGCCGGGATCGCTCC